TTTGGTTGTATAGCATTCAAATTGTTGAATGGCACAATATCCATTGGCATTTGAATAACCCTCGTTAAATGAATCGGATTTAAATAACATTGATTTATAAATCATTCACGGAGAACATTATAATGTCTAATAGTGATTTTGTTAATCTCCTCGAATCCAGCGAGGGTTTGACAGAGCAATTTAAGACAAGCGCTTCTCAGTTGTTCGAACAGGCCGTTGATACGAAGGTCGAATCCATTATCAACGAACGCCTCGAAGAGCAGAAGAAGGAGCTAGCCGAAGAGGCTGCAACGTATACACACGAGTATACGGCAGGTAAAATCCAGGAAGCCCTCGAAACCCAGAAGCAGGAACTTGCCGAGGAAGCCGCAGAATTCGTTCGCACGTATTCTGACACGAAGGTTACCGAAGCCGTTGACGCTCTTAAGGAAGAATACAGCGTTCGCCTCGACGAAGTCATTGCAGAGAAGATGGATTTGCAGGAGCAGCTCGAAAAGCTTGATGAGCGTTTTGAGGATGCAGTTAATTACGAAGCCGCTAAGCTTGCCGAGTCCGAAGTTAAGGACATGCGTGAAAAGCTCGCAGCTTACACTGACTATGTTGCCGAACAGTTCGTCAATGAACATCGCGATATGATCGTTAACGAATCCAAGGTTTGGATGGCAGAAGGCATCATGGAATCTGTTCGTAATCTGTTTGCCGAATATGGTATTGGCGCAGAGGAAGCAGATCAGTGCTACGAATCGAAGATTGCCAAGTTGACGAAGGAACGTGACGAGGCTTACGAGCAACTCGCCGAGGCCGTCGAAGCCAAGTTTGACGCCGAGCGCAAGCTTGAAGAATCCGCACGTAAGGATGCATTTGATGAACTTACTGCATCGTGCACCGAAATTGATCGTCAACGTATTGCGAAGCTGATGGAAGACGATTCGAGTAGTCTTGATCAGTATCGCGAAAAGGTGAAGACCCTTGCAGAAAGTATGGTTACTTCTGTCAAGCCGGTTGTTGGCTCCCCAGTTAACGTCGTTTCCTCCACGGCTCCCAAGGCCCCTGTCGAGGAAAAGACCATCGCCGAGGATGTTGACCCCGAAGTTGCATACCTTGCAAAGATTCTCGAGTCTGGTAAGGCCCGACATTATTAATAAATAACAAAACTATTGAAAATAATAAATAGTTTTACAAACCTATTAACAGTTTGAAGGAATAATTTCCAAAATGGATAACACTCAGAAAGTTACAAAGTCTCTAACTGAAAAGTGGGAGCAGGTTCTTAACCTTGAATCCGCACCTAAGATTACGGATCACTATCGTCGTCAGGTCACTGCACAGTTGCTCGAGAATCAGCTCGAGTCGATGAAGAGTGACGCTAAGATTCGTGCCCTCAATGAGGACGTTCACGCCAACCAGTCTGGTCTTGGCACGACTCCTTATGGTATGAATGGTTTTGATGGCGCCACGGGCGACACGGTTGCTCCAGCCAATATGCACATGGCTGGTTACGATCCCGTGTTGATCAACCTCGTTCGCCGTGCTATGCCTCAGCTCATCGCCTTCGATGTTTGCGGTGTGCAGCCTATGTCTCAGCCAACTGGTTTGATCTTCGCCATGAAGAGCAAGTATGCTTCTCAGGACGGCGCTGAAGCCCTTTACAACGAGGCTAACACTGGCTTCTCTGGCAAGCCTGCCGATCTCGAGCAGAAGGCCAACTGGGCTGACGTTGGTGATGAGGTTGATGCGGATGGCAATCCTGTGTTGGATTACGCCGTTGGCACTGGCATGACCACTGCCGAGGCTGAAAAGCGCGGTACCGCCGGTGAAGCTGCTTGGAACGAGATGGCATTCAGCATTGAGAAGACCAGCGTGGTTGCCCAGAGCCGCGTGTTGAAGGCCGAGTACACCATGGAACTCGCTCAGGATCTTAAGAGCGTTCATGGTCTTGATGCCGAGGCCGAGCTCAGCAACATCCTCGCTACCGAAATCCTTGCTGAAATCAACCGTGAAGTCGTTCGCGACATTTACGTTACCGCCGAGTGGGGTGCCCAGTCTGGTACGGTTCGCAAGGGCATTTTCGACCTTGACGTTGACTCCGACGGTCGTTGGTCTGCTGAAAAATACAAGGGCCTGATGTATCGTATCGAGCGTGAAGCCAATGCTATTGGCCAGAGAACCCGTAGAGGGCGTGGTAACTTCATCATCTGCTCTGCAGACGTTGCCTCCGCTCTTCAGATGGCTGGTATGCTTGATTACGCCCCGGCCGTTCAGAACCGCTTGAACGTTGACGATACGCAGCAAACGTTTGCTGGTATCCTTAACGGCAAGTACAAGGTCTTCGTTGATCCTTACACTGCCAACAGTGCTGACAACCAGTACTTCGTGGTTGGTTATAAGGGCACGAGCGCCTACGACGCTGGTATGTTCTACTGCCCGTACGTTCCGTTGCAGCTTGTTAAGAGTATCGATCCTAACAGCTTCCAGCCGAAGATCGGGTTTAAGACTCGTTACGGTATCGCGTTCAACCCGCAGGTTCAGATCGACGCCAAGATGAACGTTGGTGGCCAGGTTGACGTGGCTCAGATGGCAGGCAAG